AGGTGGCGGAGGCGGAGGCGGCGGAAGCCTTAACGGAACGAACTCTGGAGCTGGTGGTCCTGGCGGCCGTGGCGAGATCTGGGTCTTTGAATACAAATAAAGGAGAAGCAATGTACAGATATGCAATCTGCCGCAATGCAGATCACTTCGTAGTGAATGTTATTATTTGGGATGGGCAGACCAAGTGGGCTCCTCCTGCTGGCCATTATGTCGTCAGGCATGATCAGTGCGATATAGGGTGCACCTACGATCCAGAATCCAATACGTTTGCTTATCCTCCAAGTCCAAAAGAAGGGGAATAAGATGGCGGATTCAACAAACAATAATGCGCTTAATGGGCTCTATCCATTAGCCTATCTTGGAGTAAATCCAAGAACCCCTCCAAACTTTGTCCAACATCCATTTCCTCCAACCTCAGCTGACTTTAAGAACTTCCAGATCGGCTGCTTTTGGCTCGATACGGCCGCTAACAATCCTCCAACGATCAATGATCTTTATGTGCTTGTGTCATTGGCAGGAAGCGTAGCCACGTGGTTGCCCTTTTCTTCTGGTGACTTGCAGTTTCTGACGGGCAATTCAGGAGGTCCTGTTCCGCCTACTGCTAACAATATCAACGTCGTAGGAGATGGAACAACCATCGATGTTGTCGGCAATCCAGGAACATCAACGCTTACTATTTCTGCGGTAGGAACCGGTATCATATCCTCTCTTACAGGTAACTCAGGAGGGGCAGTATTTCCCACGGCTGGCAATATTAATATAGTCGGCTCAGGAAGTATCACCGTAACGGGTAATCCAGGAACCAGTACGCTCACTATAAGCTCTTCAGCCACTCCAGGTGATACCTGGTCGGTGATTACCGCCAATCAGACTGCTGTAGTGAATAACGGGTATTTCTGCAATAAGGCAGGAACGCTTGCTCTCGCTCTGCCTGCAACTTCAACAGTGGGTAATATTATAGAAGTTTCCAATGAGAATACTGCGCTCGGTATTCAGATTACCCAAGCGGCTGGCCAACAGATTCTTATAGGAAGTTCTAACACCACCTTGGGCGCTACGGGAACGCTTACCTCTTCTGCTGTCGGAGATACGTTAAAACTTGTCTGCTATACAGCTAATACCGTCTGGCGAGTAGTGAGTATGGTTGGCAACTGGTCTGTGGTATAAAGGAGCGCTATGTCTACAACGAATAGTTGGAATAATCAGATAGCAGCTGCAAACAGTGTTATCACCTTAAACTCAGGTACCAATGGAGTTAACGTTTCAACTGATGCTACTACTACGACGGTCAATATAGCTGCTGGTGGTGCTGGTAATAAAACGCTTACCTTGGGCAGCACGAATACGACATCTACTACCAATCTCCAGTCTGGTTCGGGGGGAATTAATATCCCTGCGTTTACTGAGGGTGCCTTAATAACGAGCTCAACAGGAGAAGTTACTACGGTTACCGGAACGGCTGGCTATGTACTGACGGCCAATGTGGCGGGAACAGCTCCGAGCTTTCAGCCTGCTGCAGGAGGAGGAACGGGGAGTCGGACACTTATTCAGAGTCAGACGGCAAGCGGTTCTGCTACGATAGATTTCACGACAGGAATAACGGGCTATACCTACTATGAGATGGAATTCCTAGGAGTAGTGCCGGCAACGGATAATACCGATCTTCAAATGCAGTTTTCGAATAATGCGGGTGTTTCTTGGACTGCAGGTACGGCGTACCAATATTTCACGACTAATACCGATTCTGGAGCCTCTACCTTTAGCGCAGTTGTAAGTGGTGCAGGAGGAGATAGTAAGTTTGTGCTTGCTCCTGGAACAAGTAACAATGCAAGCTATGGTCTGAATGGGATAGCGCAGCTTTTTGCTTTTTCTGCAAGCAATCCACAAGTTACGGCAAGCCTGGCATCAACAGCCTCTACCTCTTTAGATGCACTTCAATGTCTATCGGCGGGTAGATGTGGTATTGGTGGTGCGGCGACCAATGGTGTTCGTTTGAAGTTCTCTTCAGGGAATATATCGGTAGGAACATTTAGGCTCTTTGGTATTTCGTAAGGAGTCGTTATGTCTACGAATAATAACTGGAACAACCAGGTGGCAGCTGCCAATAGTCCTATCACGCTTAATGCGGGAACGCATACTATTGGGGTATCTACTGATGCTTTTGCGTCTACGATCAATGTCGCTACCGGTTCGGGCAATAAGACCTTGAATCTGGGTAGCACTGATACAACGTCTACTACGAATCTTCAATCAGGATCCGGCGGAATTAATATACCGGCATTTACTGAAGGTGCACTGGTTACTAGTTCCGCTGGAAGAGTGTCGAGCGTGGATGGGGTAGAAGGGTATATTCTGACTGCCAATGGAGCTGGAACGGCTCCTAGCTTTCAGCCTGGTGGTTCTGGATCCAGAGTCCTTATCCAGTCCCAGACAGTTTCTGGAGTAACCACTGTTGATTTTACTACGGGTATTACCGGGTATAGTTACTATGTACTTGAGTGTCTAAAGTACTTCTTTGATTCTACTTCTAACCAGCTCCTTGGTGTCCGGTTTTCATCCAATGCTGGTGGCAGTTGGAATGCGTATACGTATAATGTTTTTATTCAGTCGAATGAATCTGACTTTGCGGTATTTAGGGCCTTTGGAACTAATAGTGCAGATAGAGGAACCTTCTTGAACGGTTTTCAAGGTACTATTGCTCCTGCCCAAGCCTACGGAATTGCTCAGATTTATGGACTTGGATCTGGATCTTTATCAAAGCAGACGACCTTTTCTGGAACGGATCTTTCTAACGATGCGATCAATAGAGAGCAGTTGCTTGATGCGACAATCACTAATGAAACAACGATTGTAAACGGGATCCGTATTTTAAATCCAGCCTTAGCGCTCTTTAGTGGGACATTTAGGCTTTTTGGTGTTGTTTAATTGTGGCTTCTTTCATTCTCACTCCTTTAGATCTATGCGGGGACTGCTTCACCCCGCATAGGTTCTATTTCTTTCGTGCTTTGAGAAAGCAGCAGCAGGTGACAGTGGCATCATCTGCTAGATCTCGAGCCTGTATGCGCTCATGCGCTGCAATCACATCAGGATGCTTTTCTCCTGCTTTGCGTGCAACTCCAGCACGCGGATGGAGAGTCTTAGTCGGTTGAGTAATGGTGACATTGGTGCTTACCGTCTGATTGTGCTGGTCGCCTGCATAACAGGATGTGCAGAGTGCTAAAAGAGCATAGATCTTCATAGGAGTCTCCTTGGGATTAAGAAAGTATCTCCTCATCAGTATACCCTATTTTTATTCCTTCTTGCTCCTCGAGTATTTTCACGAAGGTGTCTGCTATGAATTTAAACTCCTGTCCATTGTCTATGATCTCGCTGAAATCACGCGCAAGAGAATCAAATCCCACTATGACATACCCGAAATAAGCGTAGATGCTGATGCTCTTGGATATGCGTTCGTACTCATCATCTTTAGCGAACTCTCGGAGTTCTTCCAGTCTTTTTTGCATGCTAACGATGTGAGACCGAAGAGCTTCTACTGATTGTATCAAGACTCGCAGGTCATTAAACAGTTCACTCTTCTCTTGGGGAGATCTTACGAGCTGCTCTAGGATAGGCTTGATATATTTTTTGGGGATATGATGCTTCTTTGCCACTCTCTCTCCCTTTATCTATATGCTTCTAACTGACTCTTTATGAACTTAGGATCGAACGCCTTCTCTCGCATGGTCTTGGAAAGGAGATCCCCGAGTGTTAACCACTCAGGAACCTCCACGTTGTCGGATGTCTGCACGTATAAGGTGCTAACACTGTCCGTATCTGTTTTGTGGATCCAAATCGATCCTTGTGGCTCTTTGTCGAACCGTGTAGGAGGTGTGTACTTTTCTATACGGTTCTGCATAAGGCCTCACTATTTTGAAGGAGTGTTTAGAGTCTTTTTGCGCTCTAAGATCTTTCTACGGGCATCATGATACATGCTACTAGGAAGATCACAAAGTTCTTCGATCTTCATCGCGTTCAGGAATGCCTTAGCCAGATCTGGATATCCATCCAACTCCATCTCCAACTCTTCTACTTGTTCTTTGGTGATAGTGGTGGGTGATTGTTTTTTAGGATCGTAGTGATGGCTTGGACTTGGAGCAAGGGTTCTATGTTTCTCCATTAGGCCCTCAGCATCATCATCGCTACTATCATTGCTAGCAGTAAGACCGAGAAGACCCATAAGTGCATAACGTTTATGATAAGACACGGCTCTGCCATAAGATTGTACATCCCCTTTTTCTGGTATGATTCTGCTTCTGGTTTCAATCCATTGACCACTGGTGTGCATAAGCCTGGTATGAAGAACGATCTCTCCTGCAGGGTGAATGACAGTGAACTGGGTGTAAGAAAGCCCATGCTTGGAAAGGACGGGTCGAACTACACTGGCAATGGCATGAAGATCCGCATAGCTACTTTTAAAGAAGGCGTTGTCTCTATTGTGGCCTATGGTTGGGAACTCTCCCTGTGCTTTAGCAAAGGCCATACAGAGCTCCCCATTCGTATCGCTTTGATAGGGGTCATGCACTGCAACGGGTTTAAGTTTCTCTAAGACGTCTATTTCTATCTTCTTGCTCCACAGGTCGTTAAAGGCTTGGAGCATCTTGGTTATGTCGTTCTGTTCCACGATGTGCTTTCATGAGTTAGAGGGTTATTGGTTGTCTATTTCTTTTGCGAGTTTATCGGTCATGGCTTCTAAAGCTAATTTCTGGATGGTCTTTTCTTTTGCCACCGCAAGTAGTTTGAACTTTTTGTACATTGCTTCTGGAACATCAAAGCAGACTCTATAGGGATATTTCTTGCTGTTGGGACCCTTCTTGGCTGTGGGTCCTTCATCAAAGAGTGCTTGGTAGGCTTCTTTCAACTTCACTTCTTGCTCCCTTTAGAAAACGTAACTTTTTCTCTTTAATTAAGTATACACTTTTCTGAAGGATTTAAGAAGTAAAAAAGGGCCCGAAGGCCCACCGATGTACATACGTTGTTCTTAGAAAGACGAGGAGCCACCAGGGTTTTCTGATGGCCCGAACTAAAAGGAATTTTGCTTTCATTCACAAAGGCCTTGCCAGTTAGGCTAGGAACCTCTATTCTTACTCATGTTTTTTTGATTCACCTATTAGAACAGCTTCTACTTGGACGGTGCTGCTGAACTAACAACTGAGAGATAACAATGACGAACCCCAAGGTTAATAAAACAATAAACCCAAGGAGGATTTCAAGGAGGATTTCGCTTTGTTAATAAACAAATCCTACCAATCTTGTAAGATATTGCAAGCCTTTCCTAACAATACAAACACGGAAAATAAGGTCTTTTTAACGATCTTTAAGCAGTGTGCTAAGTATAGTCGCATGTTCATGTCGGTGGAAAAGATCGCTCGCATCGTCAATGTCTGTCCACGAACCGTATCCAGGGCTACCAATAAGTTTGAAGAGCTTGGCCTTATGACCAAGACCATTATCGATAGACGGTGCCATTACACCATTACCGACACCGGTAAGCATATGCATCCACATATAGTCCAAGCCTATAGATTAGCCACTATGGTTTTTCTTTCTATTGGACTTCTTTCTTCCCTGGGAGATAGTAGTGTCCTACTATTAAAGTTAAAAGGAGAAGAGACTAGGGATTGTTACTTTCCATTCCACTATTTATCTATAAATCCAAGTACAAGTTCTATCCAAGTTATCCAAAGTCCAACTGTTAGAGAGAGTTACAAACAGGAGCTCAGTAAAAAAGGGGCAAGTAGTATGCAACAGATTCCAAATAGACAGGTAATCGCTGACATCAAGTCACTCAAGCTCACACAATGGGGTACGATTCGCTTACAAGCGTTCTCGGACCGAGTGATTCGGTATGCTGACAACCTGATGAAGTCAGCCGATGTGAAGAAACTGAAGGATCCGTTCTCATTCTTTGTGTCCACCTGCTTGAAAGAGAGTGCTCGTCTTGGTGAAACACCAAACCAAACGTTAGTCCAGGATCTGTATAGAGCACATCAAGCACCAGACGATAAGCAGTACATAGAACGCCGACAAGATGTCGACAGTGTGGAGACAACTGGACCTGGATTGGATTTTAAAAAGGCTGGACTGGAAAGCATGGCTGCTAAAGTCACTACTTTCAGCAAGGAAAAGTTTACGAAACAAGAGTTAACAGACATTGACAAAGCGTATTGCGGACTCAAGGATAAGGCGTATAAGTTTTGGATTGGATTGGGTAAACCTGAGCAATGTGGTTGGAATAGATTTATCCCTTACAGTGAGCACTTCAAGCGTAATGCTCGCACTGCTCAGCAAGCAATAGATGCTATCCAGAGCTTTGATATTGCGTCTAACGTGGTGATAGAGCATCAAGGATCGATTACAAGCGAAGAGAAATCCAAACTTGACAAAGACTTCGATACTTTGCAAAACTTACGCCTGAGGTCAAATTTGAACGAGTTTGAAAAGCTTGCCATGGTGACTTTGGAGAACAAGATAGAAGAAGCAAAGCGTAAGTGGGGATTGGATAATGAATGGAAGCAGAACGAGTGGGCAGAGCAGGATAAAGAAATTATTGCGTGGTCTCTTTCCTTTCTGGAAACCATGCAGAATCATTGGAATCCTTGGTATAAGACCCTAAAAGGGGAAATAGAGTTAGGACCGTCGAGTCCACGAGCACTTACTAGAGAGTTACAGGAAGGCCTTCTATTGATGAAGCAAATCTTAGAAGAAGGAAGCAGTAATGACGCCCAAGGAACAGCCGTTAATAAAGAAGTACCTGCTACCGTGGGAGCCGATCCCGTGGAAGAGATGCGGGGCTAACTTCAATCGTAAAGTAATCTATGACCAACAGAAGCAAGAGAAGCTTGTCACCGGTATAGAGCTTATCAAACAGCACGAAGATGAGCGTATGTTCTTCGGTCCCTTACGGATCAGCTTTATATTCTCTATACCATTACGTGCAGATCATTGCAGACGAATCACTCATAAACGTCCATCACCCATAGAAGGAAAGTATTATCACTTCTTCAAGCCTGATATCGATAATTATGTCAAATATATACTGGACGCGATGATGCAGACAGGCGTTATATTCCAGGATGATGGACAGATTGCTGAATTGTACGCAATTAAGGTATTTAGTGCCCATCCGCAGACCGAGATAACTATTGGAGAAATATATGAGCGTACGATCCAAACGAAAATTGACTAATGGTGATCCCTTAGTAAAACAGGATCCCAATCGGGAGCCTAGGAAGAAAGTCTGCGTCTTTGATACGTACTATGATCTACAGACGTTTAAGATGAAACCGTTCCCTTACTCATGGCTTGTTCGTCTTTCAGAAGATCTACGCGCTTGGTCTTTAAAGGACACTTCACTGCGTATAGAGTCTTTCTACTTGGATAATGGTATACGCCAGCTAGATTACTATCGCTTTGTGGATCGCTGTGAAGAGCTGCGAGAGTCACATGAGACTGCTCTACAGCGCATTGCTATTCGTAGAGACCAAGGAGCGCTTACTAAGAAGTTTGATTCTTCCTGGGCTGCGCGTACCCAGGCTGCCTTTGATCCTGAGTATCGCAAGGCTCGTAAGTTTGAAGCAGAGCTTGCTAAAGAGACGCAAGATGGCGGACAGCGAGTGGTGATCATAGAGAGAATGCCTGAAACTAAAGAAGTGAAAGAGAAGAAAGATGAATAAACTGTACATGTACTCGTTTTGTAGCATTGATTATGACTGGTCCCGTTTACCTACGGTCAAGGATTATCTCCAGGACCACCTGTTTAAAGAACAGCTTTCCCACCATTCCAAAGCAACTATGGGAGACTTCTACCGTAACATGCATCTTTCTTTCACAGAAGCCCAGCATATCGCTTCAGCCCTGAAAGCCTGTCTTGAGTATTCCAAGAAGAATCTGTGTTGGGATGGAACATTCTGCGAAGAGCCGCGTATATTCTTTGTTCCTGCCGTGAAATGTTCGTGGGGATTCGAATTTGGGTTCGCTTGGAAAATAACAAATAATGGATCGGCTTACGTAGCTTCCCCTATTGAAAGACCGGACATCTTTGATCAGTGCGGTGCAGATCATGGTGTGGTTGAAATAGGGAGGATGAGCGAGTGAAAATAACCCATATCTGTGATGAGCAGAAGTACCTGCTCTGTATAAAGCGAGAAGAACTACCAATGGTACTCACCGCCTGTGCCAAGAAAGATGATTGTCGAATACACATGTTTGCTAGGCTGCCCACATCCACGTGGAAGCACTGTAAGTATACAGGAGAATGGCAGGTAAGAGCCTGTCCAGTCTGTGGGTATAAGTCAGGAAAGTAAGACTCTAGAAAAAGGAGAGTCGTGAACGTAGCAGAGCAAATACACCTTAACCGCTTTAAGGCGAGACCCTACCAACTTCCCTTTTTTGATGCTGTTGAGAATAAGGGATATAAACGCGTACTGCTTATCTGGCCACGCCGAGCAGGCAAAGATATTGCAGCCTTTAACCTTGCTATTAGAGCAGCGCTTAAAAAAGTACAGGTGATCTATTATATCTTCCCTACGTACAACCAAGGAAGAAAAGTACTGTTCGATTCGATCACCAACACTGGAGAACGGATACTGGACTTTATTCCGCCCACGCTTATAGCTTCTACCAATCACCAAGAGCTCAAAATCAAGCTTATTAACGGATCCATTATCCAAGTTGTTGGTTCAGACAATTACGATTCCCTTATGGGAACCAATCCACAGCTTTGTATCTTCTCTGAGTACGCACTCCAAGATCCAAGAGCTTACCAATATATCCGTCCAATCCTCACGGCCAATGACGGCGTTGCTGTCTTTCTGTCCACTCCACGAGGACGGAACCATCTTTATGATCTCTACCAAGTTGCCTCCAACTCTCCCGATTGGTTCAGTCAGAAGCTCACGGTAGAAGACACACTCCACATAGATCTGCATGAGATTGAAAGAGAGCGTGCTCTTGGAGAAATGAGTGACGATCTTATACAGCAAGAGTATTACACCAGCTGGGATCTTGGCGTTGAAGGAAGCTACTATGCTCGCTACATCGACAAGATGAGAACCAAAGGACAGATTGGCATGGTGCCGTGGGAAAATGGGTTTCCGGTGCATTCAGCATGGGATATCGGCGTCCGAGACAATACCTCCATCATCATGTTTCAGATCATTGGTATGTCTATTCGTATAATAGACTGCTACGAGAATAGTAAGGTTGGCTTGGAGCATTACGCTAACGTGCTCAAGCAGAGGCCTTATCAATGGGGTAAGCATATAGCACCTCATGATATACGGGTAAAAGAGTTTGGATCTGGCATGACTCGTTGGGAAAAGGCCAAAGAACTTCAAATACAGTTCACGATTGCTCCTCAGATAAGTGTAGAGGATGGCATAGAGGCAGTTCGTTCGTCTCTGGGTAAATTCTGGATTGATGAGAAGGCTTGTGCTCCATTAATCAAGGCGCTAGAGAACTATAGACAAGAGTATGACCATAAGCGTAAAGTCTATGCGGCTCATCCGCTGCATGACTGGTCCAGCCATTTTGCAGATGCGATGAGATATCTGTGTATCAGTCTGCCAAAGGTATCTGATCGAGCTGATGCTGCTGCTCTTGATAAGAGATTCTTACAGACGAGATATGGAGATAATTACAATATGCCGCCAATATTTAGGGACGACTTACCGGAGATGAGATGAATGAGTCAGCACAAGCAGTTATAGAAGTTCTTAGTTGGTGTTTGGACCATGGCGGTTCAACGCTTATTTGGTGGTATACCTGGTTTTATATAATTCAGGGAGTTTTTTCACTACTAGGGGCCGTTTTCGTTGGTCTAAGGGTACTTTATGAGTAATGGATGACTTACCGGAGATGAGATGAATAAACGAATTCTATTTTTATGTATGTTCTTTACCACTTGTAACGCTGCAGAGAAAGTTACTCTTGTTAACTTTTATAGCAGCATGACCAGTAAGCGCCAGAAGCATGAGATTACCCTAAGCAACGGTGTCTTCATAACCCTAGTAAGTTCTTTGGTAGACCAAGGTGATATTAAAGTGACTGTGACACAAGGTCCGCTACCTATACCAAAAGACGATGGCAAGTCTGCTGCGCGTAGAAGATCACTTTCCCCTTCAGGATCAATGCCTCGCAAAGCAGCAAGAACAGATGGTCAACGTTCACAATCGTTAAGTTAAAGGATGAATATGATAGATAATCTGGTGAGACGGATTAAGTATAACCTGATCTGGTTAAAAGCTCGGTGGGCTTGTGGCCCTAAGTGGGAGGAGATTCACAAGGGACATTACGATGAGTCCATAAAGCGCATAGTGGAATCCAAAGAAACTCTCTGTTTGTGTGGAGTAGATAGGATTGCACGACAGTTCCATGATGAGATAGAGAGTGCCGCACAGGAGTGTGACGCTGCGCAGGAAGAATGCAGACAAGTAGTTCCAGGCAAGAGCAGTGTAGACGAACTAGAGCGACTTATAGATGGCTACATCCGAAAAGAGATTATGATAGGCGCTCTTTTAAGTTCCCTCAATCATATTTGTGAGAACTGGAAGATAGAATCTCCTGCTTCCCTGCAGTCTATGGAGCTGTATGAGAAGTATTATAAGATGTACAAAAGCAGTAAAAAACGTGGTTCAACTTGTCACAAATAGGAGCAGTTGTGAAATTGGAGACAAAGGTTCGTAAGAGCGTATCAGAAGTTAAGTTCATACCAGCCAAGTTAGAAAAATGGCCTACTATGATAGGGTGGATTCAGTACCTGGATAATGGATACCGTATCAAAGGGATTGGTCTTCATACCAATGGTAAAGGCTATTGGGCGCAGTGGCCATGGTGGCAAACAGACAAAGAGGTTCTTTTCTACAATAAGCCCGATAGTGAAGAATATCAGTTAGTATTGATATCTCTTTTTGTGGAAGCGATGGAAAAACATTTAGAGACGAAGAGCAAGACCATAGCTCCTGAACTTCAGAACCAAGTCATCTTTCATAAGGTTGAGACCAAGCCCAAAGGACAAAAGCCTGTCGTTGGAGATGGAGTGGTTTTTGTTCCTTCGCATACCCGCAAATATCCCATCAGATAAAAGGAGTTAGAGATGATAGAAAACCTTACTGAATATAAGTACACCATTACTTGTAGAATAAACCATGAAGATTACTGCATGTCGTTTACGCAAAAGGCTACGTGTGACAACCTTGATCTTATGGAAGAGATACGTAATTCGTTGGCTATCTTGGACAAAAAGATAGCTTCTCATTTCGAAGAATAAGTCGTATACTTCGGCCGGGTTGATTCTTTACCCGTCTTTTTTTGTTAACCCCGAGTCTCGCACCTCGGGGGTTTTTATTTCCGATTTTGTTCCCTGCCTTTATCTTCCTAGAATTTTCTTACTGTTAACAAAGAAAAGTTCTTGGAGGGTCTTACATGCTTTTCCCCCAGCTTGGGCCACAATACTATGACGAGCGCCATAAAGGTATCCTGGCGCGTATGGAAGCTGCATATGCTGAATCTATCACCATTAACCAATCACAATGGGCTGAAGCTGACACTGATCTTCGCTTTTATACTGGCGATCAGACCATGTGGAACGATCTTTATGGGAACTTGCCTGCCAACAGACGCAGGAACTTCAATTTCAATAGAGTTCGCCGCGTTGTCGACATGGTTTCTGGACATCAGCGCCGCAATCGTAAATCCACCATCTGTACCCCGGTTGAAAATGGAGATGCAGAGACAGCTGACCAGTTCACCAAGATACTTATGTGGATTAACAATCAGGAAGGCGTTCTAGATACGATCTCAGAAGCCTTTCAGTCATCACTGATCACCGGTATGAGCTTCTTACAGCTTTGGATGGACTACCGTGAGGATCCTATTTCAGGAAACATCAAAGTTGATAGCTGCGCCTACAACTCTTTCCTTGTTGATCCCTACATGCGCAAGCAGGATATGTCCGACTGTAACTACATCTGGAAGCGTTCTTACTTAACCAAGCGCGAATGTATTGCTCTTCTACCAGAATATACCGATGAGATTCTCTCTTTATGGGGCCATGATAACCGTGACGGTAAGTTCCAGTACATGCCAGAATCTTACAATTACGGACTCAAGAATCTTCTTACCTATGACGAATATTATTACCGTGACTATAGAACCCAAAAGATGCTGGTCGATACCCAAACGGGTGAGACCATGGAATGGAAGCATGAAGCTGACGAACGTCTGAACAAGTTCTTATCCACCTATCCACAAGTTACGGTTATAGACCAAGAGATTCCAACGGTTCGCCTTGCTATCGTTGTCCAAAATAAAGTTATGTATGACGGTCCACAGCCAATTGGTATAGACTCGTATCCATTCGTTCCAGTGCTCACTTATTACCATCCGGAGAGTCCATACTGGCCATTCCGTGTTCAAGGGATGGTTCGTGGATTACGTGATGCCCAATATCTCTACAACCGTAGACGTATTGTAGAGCTTGATATCTTAGAGTCTCAGATCAATAGTGGGTATATCTATAAAGAGAACGCTCTGGTCAATCCCAGAGACGTTTTCTTGTCGGGTCAGGGTAAAGGCCTTGCTCTTAAATCTGATGCGAATATGACCGACGTCATTCCAATCCAAGCACCACAGATTCCACCATCCATGATCCAATTGTCTGAACTCTTAGCCAAAGAGATACAAGAGGTTGCAGGGGTTTCTGATGAACTTCTTGGTTTTGATAACAAAGATACTCTTTCTGGCTATCATTCCATGCTTAAGCAGTCTGCTTCTACAACGACCTTACAATGCGTCTTTGATCTTTTAGACAAGTCCCAAAAGCTCCTAGGTCGTAAGATGATCGATCTTATCCAGGCTAATTTCACTCCTGGTAAGGTTAAAAAGATCCTTGAAGGTGAAGAGCCGCAACCGCAGTTCTATTCTAAGGCGTTTGGCAAGTATCATGCCGTTGTTGAAGAAGGTCTTAATACTTCTACACAGCAACAGATGCAGATGGCCCAAATGCTTATGCTTCGTGAAGCGGGCGTTGCTATTACGAGTGAAGATCTTCTTGAAGTATCAACCATTCAGAACAAGAAACGTATCATCGAGAACATGCAGAAAGCTCAACAACAGCAGGCTCAAGCACAACAACAACAGATGCAGGCAGCTCTTCAAGAACAGGCAGCTCGTACAGAACTTGCTCATGCTCGTGCTGAGGCTGATCGTGGACTTGGGGTTGAACGTACGAGTCGAGTACAAGAGAATCAGGCGCTTGCCGTTGAACGTCGTGCTGCTGCAATCAAGGATCAAGATATTGGTCTACTCAACTTAATCAAGGCTCTAAAAGAAATAGAAGGAATAGACCTAGCACACGTTGAGAAACTGATCTCGCTGTCCCATATTTTAAAGGATAGAGAGGAAGTTGCTTCCCAACCTAATGTTAGTCAGAATGTGAAGGAAATACGCCCTGAGCAGAATGGTTCTGCCACAGGTAGTTAGACGTATAACGTTGTCCCTGTAGAAGGGGGCAGTTTCTACCAAAAGGAACGACTATGGCACATAAGAAAAGACATCACAGTTCTCACCATTCTGGAATGCACCACAGGGAGCATTATGCAGGAATGGAGCCACGCAGACGCCAAGAAATGGAAGATGCAGGCATGATCCGCGAAGATCACAGCGCTATTGCTAACATGCCTCAAGAGGTGATGATCAAGGCGTATCCAGTGGAAAAGAACTATATGCCTGAAATGCTTGATGACACTATTCGTGGTGTTGATAAGCAGATGGATTATGACGATAACAAACGCCGTGAACACTTCATGCCTAAAAAGGTGTAATGATGCCAGCGATTCCAAGAATATCTAAGAAGGCTCAGAAAATAGCCTTTGCGATATTAGGTGTCCCCGTAAACTTACAAGTAAAGCGCACTAAACAGCAAAAGCGCGTTAATCAGCGCCTTCTGTTTGAGGAAACGGTTCGCGTTCGTTAAAAGAAATTCGGTGGGGGAGGAGTCTTACCATATGCGATGCCTCCTCCCTTGCCGAAACCATAAAGGAAAGATATGAAGAATAGAAAAGCTATATCCCGTCCCGGTTCTGAAATGGAATACGGCACTATGGGCAAGTATGAGCGTCGTATGGACGAACTTGCTCACCAAAGAGCTCAACAGGTTGCTGATTCTTTCTGGCGTGGTGTAGATCCGCGTCGCCGTGTAGAAAAAGCCGAAGGCGGAATGGTCCAAGAGGATCCAAGGGCCATGGCCAACCTTTCTGAAAAAGCAATCCATACCGAGTATCCAAGACGTTCTCTCAATTCATTCGGCTTTGGCACTAATCAACTTTTTGATACTGAAGGGTATCTATGATCTCATTAGCACTCTTATTCTCACTCATTATGAACTGCGCTGCTGACCATCATGAAGGGTACACGCATCTTGCTTGTGATGTTAAGCCCATCAAGAGAGCTTCACGTAGGCATCTGCTTGATACCACCGTTTCTAGCAACAACTGGTGTGGCTATGTAGCAGCTCCTAATCTCCTTAATCCTGTTCTTCATCAGGTAACAGATGTTGAAGGTGCATGGATTGTTCCTAATGTCGTTGCAGCAGGGGAAAATACCTCCTGTTCAGTTTGGGTTGGAATAGATGGATCAGGAAGTAGAACTGTTGAACAGCTTGGAACAGAGCATGATTGGACAAATGGTCAAGAAGTTCATTATGCCTGGTACGAAATGTTTCCAGCAGGAAGCCATGAGATCGTAGGATTTCCTGTTGAAGTGGGTGATTCCATTAGCGCTTCAGTTACTTTCGACCCTTTAACTAGCTTTATGCCTGCTTCTCAGAATCTGTTTATTCTCGAGATCACTAATCACACTAAAAGAGTCTACAGCATTATCCCCTGCATAGCTCCGGCCATTCTGGACCGTGTCTGTGCGGAGTGGGTAGTAGAAGCTCCCTGGCTCAATCAAACGCTTCCCCTATCTGATTTTACCCTTATCTATCTTTCAGGATGCACCTGCTCGATGAAAGGTATCAAAGGGGCGATAAATAACCCAGCGTGGGCTTGTGAGGCGATGAATATGATTGCTCCTGACGGAACTTCTAAAGCTTTGGCATCGGCTCTTTCTGCTGATGGATCGTCTTTCTCGGTGAGTTGGATGCACGTATAACTTGTGGGAGTAGTAATGAAGAAAAAAGTAACGGTTGCCAAGGGCGTCAAAGTAGCTCGTGGCGTAGAAGAGAAGATGCGCAAGAAAAAGGGCTCATCATCTTCTGGCAAATACAAAAACGTAGCGCCAAAAGACTTTGCGGGTAAATCAGGAGGATCGTCTGCGTATTCCTTTCCTGTGCCCGACTTAGCACACGCCAGGAACGCGTTAGCGCGTGCTCACTTTGCACCCAATCCGGCTGGCATAAGAGCAAAAGTTTATCGTCTTTATCCAGAGTTAAAAAAGAGACATGAGGCTCGTTCTAAAAAGGGGAAGTAATGGCTACTAAAAAGATGAAACGTGCTGGTAAAAAAGCAGGACGTGTGATCAAGAAGATGGTTAAGCGTGCCAAGAAAGAGGGCAAAGTGGCGAAAGTTATGCATGAGTTCAAGCATGGAGAACTTCACTCTGGATCTAAAAAAGGACCAGAAGTGAAATCTCGCAAGCAGGCTGTTGCCATAGCTCTTTCAGAAGCACGTAAAGCCGGAGAGTCAGTAAAGCCTAAAAAAAGAGGCTCTAAGAAGAAAAAATAAAGAGAGTGAAGCATGGAAGAAAAGCGACCCGTCGACGCCAAGGCTATGCCGGGCAGGGAGACAGTAGGAAAGCTATCGTCGGAGCTTCTTTTGCAGGAGTCTCCGACGCAATCTCCTATCGAACTAGAACGAGAGATGCACACAGAGTATGAAGCGAATCTGTTTGCATGCGCCCAGCAAGCCAAAAACAAGTACAGAAACAACTTTTATCTTGTCGTGATCACTAAGCGTGAACGGCTGATGCCTAACGTCTTTAGGAACTACTTTTTCTCTCGAGAAAGCTGTCCAACTCCAGACTGGGATCAGACTGTCTATCGCTACGATAAGTCGTGTGACGAGATCGAATTCCTGTGGGTTATTCCTTCCAAAGACACCTGTGAACATCTGAAGCTTAATGCTTTACAGGTAGCACCGGAGGAACGCGCACTCCTTGGATTCGTTCTGTCGTTCTCAGACGGAACATTATTCAAATTAGCAAAGAAACTGAATAAGGAGATGGAGAATTCTCCACTACTAGAAGCATAGCTTTTTAAAAAAGGAGCAGTATGTCAATGCATTCCCTGCCGCCCGTGTCGCAGCAGCAGATAGATCTTATGAATAAAACCGCACAGAAGAATTTTGGAGTTGTGCCCGATGAACCGGTACAAGAACAGGAAGTAGCTGAGCAAGAGACTCAAGAAGAAACTCCTATTGAAGCGGCTCCTGAACCTGAACCTGTACAAGAAGTTGCAACACCTGTTGCAAAACCGAGTGCCTATTCCAAAGAAGAGAATATGGCTCTTTTGCGTGAGCGTGCGCGTAAGGCGGAGGCTGAGCGTGAAGAGTTAATGCGCCAACTCCAATCTTATCAACAAAAACCAGTCCAAAACCAAGCCCAAGCTACCCAAGATCCTGAAGACTTTTCAGTAGGGGCAGATGATCTGGTTGAAGGTAAGCATCTAGCCAAGCTTCATAAAAAGATCCGTAGCCTTGAAGAGCAGGTTAATCAGAGCAAACAACAAAGCCAATCCTGGAACACAGAAGCTCGCTTGAAGCATCAGTATCCAGACTTTGATAAAGTTGTCTCTGCGTCTAATATTGCCTCACTCTCGGAGATGTACCCTGATGTCGCTAAGACTATTGGTGATTCTCAAGACTTATATAGTAAAGCCGTTACTGCTTATACCGTCATCAAGAACCTTGGCATCTATACCGATGATTTTCAGAAGGATAAGGTGATAGCTTCCAAGAATGCGGCTAAACCAAGACCGTTGACCAGCATTGCTCCTACACAGGCTGATACTCCATTGTCTCGTGCGAATGCATTTGCGGACGGATTGACTGATGACCTTGCCAAGCAGTTACGCCAAGAGATGTTCCAAGCCATGAAAAATAGATATTAAAGTTACTGCTTCTCTTCTGGCTCCTCCTCACTTACCGGTTTCTGCTTTCCGGTAGGTGAGGATTATTTTTGTCACACAAGGGCCCGGTACCGTGACAATTCTCGCGAAACGATCGCGAAATAATTACGAAATAAAATTCTATGCGCGCTTGATTTATCGCGGCTGGACAACGTTTTTTGCATGTCGTCTAAAAGTCGGCCCGAAAGTCGGCTATAAAGCGCGCTAAAACTGTGGTAGTATCATTAATTTTTTAGCAACCTATCGTTTGCCTCTATTATTGCAGTTATCCTTATGCGATACCCATCGGCAATTGGATGGCTCATAGTCTCCGTCATTGTTAATTCTATCTATGGTCGTCTTCTCTGGGCGTTCACCCATGTCTGCTATAAAGTTCTCGAACTTCATCCACCTTTCGCATACTTTTATTCCCCTTCCGCCATACCAGTAATAGGAAGTAGATTTCGGATCTCGACAACGACTCAACATCGAGCTCCATACTTTGTATATCGCAGTTCCGTGCATCCCGTGCTTTACGTTTCCTTTCGAAACTTCTCGATTGTGACACATAAAGCATTGGGTGGATTTATGTGCTTTCAGGTCAGATAGTAAATGCTTAGATTCTTTACCGCACTCACATCTTGCTTGATACTGATGCGAATTATTATGAGTCCCCAAAAATGAAACTATCGTCCATTTACCGTATTTTTTCCCGATGAACCTGGCAGGATTATAGAGTTCTGCGTACTGGCATTCTCGGCACTGTTTTCCTTTTCCTGCTCTTAGCTCGGTTCCCGACTTTATACGTATATTTCCGCAATCGCATATGCACTCGTACTGCTTTCCTGGCTTATCCATGTCAACTTCTTGGATAACAGTCCATCTTCCAAATTTTGTTCCCACCATGTTCTTTCCTATAGTTAATTTGCTGCGTAATCGGAGCTCGCATCTCCAAATTGATCCGTCCAAGTCTTCGGCCAAAGATGAAAACGGAGTCGGCGTACGGGACTCGCCAACCCAGACGTATGAAGTTCTCGTCAGACTTAAGTATAACATGCACGTCATGATTCATAAAGAGTCTGTGTGCTATTCTATAACTTAGGAGGCCATAATGGCTATAACAACGACTTCAACCTTGCCGGCGCCCGTCCAGCAAAGTTTTAGTTACAAACTTTTGTCAGTACCAGTTCCCAACATGATTCATAAAATACCTGCGATGCGTAAAAACATGCCACGCAATGGTGGTACAACTTTACGTATGAGACGGTATAACGCTTTAAATACAGCAATGGTTCCACTTGGAAACTCAGGCGTTACTCCCCCTGCACAAAATCTTACTGCAGTGGACATAGACGCCAAAATATCATTCTACGGAACATATGTACAGTTGAATGAGCAGGTAACTCTACAAAATCAAGACCCTAGACTTAATTTGGTGTTCGCGTGAGTTGTATTAAATAGTGAGGATGTTATACTTCTTATATAACTAAAACTATATAAGAGGTGATTATGGAAAACGGGAATACATTGATGGCGTATATAGCGGGATTATTTGACGGCGACGGTAGCTTTACCTTAGGAAGGGCAAAACCTTCCAGGGAAGGTCAGTCGCATCTTTATTATCCTCTTATACAGTTCTGCAATAGGGATAGAAGTGCGTTGGGTATTATAAAAAACGTATTTGGTGGCTATATAAACACAAGGAAACCCTACGTGGCCAAAGACGGAAGCCCAAGGCAAACTTCTTATACTCTAAAAATAGAAAAATCCACGCATTGTGCTCCTCTTCTTGAGTCCTTGATGCCATATCTTATAACAAAGCGAGAACGGGCAGATTTCTTGTTGTCTTTTATAAATAAAAACCCATTTGTTCGTGGTAGCAATAAGCTGTCTAATGAAATAGTGTCTTCTCGCGAGCGAGACTACATTCAAATGAAGCTTTTAAATGACCATAGAGAAGGTAACTACAAAATCTCTCTAAGATACGCTAGGCGTAACAGCTTAGATGAGTGCTTTTGGGCTTATATATCTGGTCTACTCGACACTGATGGTTCGTTCTCTATAAAAAGAGAAGTGAGAAAGAACGCTAAAAATCCTGTTTATGGGCCTGCTATTTTACTAACGATGATTGACTCTAAGGCGATTCAGTATGTTAGAGATAACTGTGAATTAGGGGTCATAATGATGGTAAAGTCCAAGGCGGCAACTCAAGGATTTTGTTATAGGTTTGGAATATATGGACGAGAAGATTCTTCCCGGTTTATACGTAAGTGTCTTCCGTATTTAACAATTAAAAAGGACGCGGCATTAATCTTGTTAGATTTCTGCGAGAAGTATGTTTCTTTCGCTGGTCCTCAAGGGGTTCCAGACAAGGAGATTGTATTTCGTGAGGATTGCTATCAAAGATTAGTTCATGTGAACAAATATGGGGTCTCTAAATCTCCTCTGGTTGACTTAAAAACCTTACCGGATAGTGCCGAAGGCAATAAGGCGGAAGCAGCGCAAGCGTGCACCGTGAACGCAGTAAGCGAGGAGACGCCGAAAGGCGATGCGGTACTCTGAACATTGCAGAAATGCAGTGAGGTAGGCTGAGAAGATCTACCCGCCCGAAAGGGTCACAAAAGTAACAGATTGGTATTAAACGAATGTGCAGCACGTCTTGGCGTGTCACTTCGTCAAACAGAAGACCAATTGACTCGTGACATGTTGGCTGCAACAGCATCCTTCATCAACTGTGTTGGTGGTGTCGATGGTGATGTTCCGACTGAAATAACTCGCTCTGATGTTGATACCGTGGTTCGTGCCTTGTTGAATAACAACGCATATACCATCATGGATAACATTGAGGGTGAAGATAAGTTTGGTACAGCGCCAGTTCGTGACGCGTATTTTGCTCTTTGCAGCACAAACTTAACAGGAAACTTGGATAACATTGCTGGCTTTGTACAAAAGAACCAGTACCCAGCTCCTATGAACGCTCTCCGTTCAGAATGGGGTGCGGCAGGCAACCTCCGTTTCCTTATATCTTCAATCGGTTCACAAGTTGCTAATGCATCAAGCTTAGGCAATACCGTATACAACATCTTCTGTGTTGGTATGGAAGCTTATGCATGCATTGAGCAAGACGGATACAGCGCAAGCTTTATCTATCGACCACCGATATATGATGGCCCATTAGCGCTTAACGCTTCTGTAGGCTACAAATTCGCTGAAGTCCCACGTATCACAAATGACCTTTGGGTCATCAACCTACGCGCAACTTTAGCAAGTTAAGGAGATACTATGGACGGAACTATTATAGGACAAGGTACATTTGTTGCCTCATCTGCCGGATTATCCAATCCAAACCCTGGCGTAGCTTCTTATAGCAATGCAGTCCCAGCTGTAATCCAAATCCCTTCTGGAGTGGACTGGTTATACGTCTATAACTATACGCAGTTCGGGACAGTAGGAAGTGCCAAAGGCGCTTATTTCAATGGAACTGCCAATGCTGCTGAAGGCGTTGAGTTCTACTGGCAACGTGGAATGGCTATTGGTACTGGTCTTGCTAAATACCATGCTGCAGCTAGCGAAGTTCTTTCAAGCGATACGTTTGTTTCTGGTGGATTTACTCTGTATGATCCATCTGGACAAGATCTAAACGCATTGCCTCTTGTAGGAGCGGCGGTAGCGGTTTCAGCAGTTACTAATGCAACTCGCCCTGTTGTTACTCATACGGCAGATGCATCAGTTGTGGTTGGATCTGTTGTTCGCTTGAGCAATACAGCACAAACAGATGTTAATGGCGTGGATATGGTTGTTGGTACAGTAAGTAGCAACACTAGCTTTACTCTCTTAACAGCTACTAACCCATTGGCTACTGCTCCAGGAGCTATTGGTGGTGCTGGATTCTATAGAGTGATTAATGTTAATCCACTCTTTTACCCTCGTGCTCGCTACGTGGTTAACATCACACAAGCGGCTAATGCACAGGTTTCTACTTCTGTAGCTCACGGGTTTACCGTTGGTCAAGAAGTGCGATTCAATATACCTCTTGTTTCAGGCATGGTTCAACTGAACGGTACAACTCAGAACAACTATCAACCTGCAATAATCTTGAGTGTTATTGATGACTATAACTTCACGATCAACATCAACACTACTGGCTTTACTGCCTTTACGTGGCCGACAATTGCACAGCAACCAAGCTCATTCCCGCAAGTAACTCCTGTAGGCGAAGATACAGCGACAGCTCTTTCTTCTAATGCAGCACAAGTTCCTTCTATTGGTGGAGTACAAATCTTCAACACCAATACAGGCATCCTTGCTGACTCAACAGTCAATACTGGATTCTTGGGAATGGTTCTAGGCGCTGGTGGTAATGGTACGGCTTTAACTACGCCAATTATAGGACCTGCTGGTGGTATTTCCTGGTCTTCAGGAAACGTTGCTACCGGTGACGTTATGTACTGGCGCGCAGGTAAGTCTACCTACGGCGGACTGTAATAAATAAAAGAGCAGCGGAGCTATCAAATCCGCTGCTCTGACCAACCCGAGGAGAGTTGCGTCTCATGAAGCTTGCTGAGTATATCACATAAAAAAGGAAGTGAAATGATAGCAGAAAAAGAAACCACTGTTGCAGCGCCAAAAACGGTAGAAAAAAAAACGAAGAACAATACCAACTATGAGAGAGAAAAGGACAAAGAAAAAGTCCGCGGAATCTTCAAGTACTACGAAGTACCGGGAGGAACTTTTTCTTTTGTATACGGTCCTATTTATAAAGGCGATTCCACTGAGCGTTTTGATTTTGAAGATGGTAAAGTCTACTCCATCCCTCTTGGTGTCGCTAAACACTTGAACAAAAACGGCTGGTATCCAGAACATAAACATGTCGTTGATGAATACGGCAAATCCATAGCAGTCATCGGTACCAAGCATCGTAGGTTTGGATTCCAGAGCTTGGAATTTGTGGATATTGATGATCTTACCCCTGAAGGAACACCACTTGTCACGATAGAACGTGGTATTGGAGGATAAGATGCCATCCTATGTCCCTTCTTACTCTTTTAGAAGTCCTGTGTATAAGCCGGCTATGCGTGTGATAGCCGGCATCACCAATGCCCCTATTGCAACGGTAACGACCACGGTGGACCATGGATACATTGTAGGAACAATCGTTCGTCTTGATATAGCCCCAACAGGAGGAATGCTCCAAGCAAACCAGCAGGTAGGGACCATTCTTTCAGTGCCAACACCAACGACTTTCACCGTTAGTATCAACACGACTTACTATGATGTGTTTACTGTTCCTTCCGGTTTTCCCCCGGCCTATAATGATTCACAAGTGGTTCCTATTGGTGAGGACAATAATATGCTGACCGCAGCAGTAGTGAACGCCCTGAATCCGACATAAACATCTTTTAAAAAAGGAGATGTAAGTAATGGCTATAACTGCGCCTAGTGCTACACTGCAGGCAATACAGATCAAGGTAAGAAGGCTCACCAGAAGCCCTTCGACCTCTCAGTTGAGCGATAGTGACTTACAGAATTATATTAATACGTTTGTAGTCTATGATTTTCCTGAACATCTACGCATGTTCAATAACCGGACTACGTATACGTTCTATACCAATCCAGGCCAAGATCGTTATCCAACCGATGAAGTTTCCTTTGCTGGTGTAACCACCAATCCACTCTATAACTTCCAGAATAACTTTATATCCATCCATTCTCCTGTGTATATGGCTGGTTATAACTCGTTTTTCACTCAGTCTCGAGAACAGTTCTTCGGTATCTACCCTAAGACCAACAGTATTGCAGCAACAGGTGCAACCGGAGATGGAATAACGACGCAATTTAGTGGGATCGTTAATACTGCCCAATCTAGTTTAGTTCCAGGCCAATCCAACCAAGCTGCAGGCATACTCCAGAACGAAGTGCTCTTTGATTCTATAGACTCCAATGGCCTTGGGGTCACTTTAGTGGATGTTCCGGTAGTCAGTACTCTCACGGGTAACAATACTGAGATTGGTAACCTCTATGATCCTAATAGCTCATTGTATCAATCTGCATTAGCCAATCCACCTACTGTTCCTTTTCTAGGACCACTACTTCCTGGAACTGGATTCATTAACTACAACACAGGACAGTTCAATATAAACTTTACGACAGCACCAGGAGCCGGCCAACCAATCAATTCTCAGACGGTATTCCAGGTTCTGTCGTTGCCTCAAGCGTTGCTCTTTTACGATAATACGTTCTTTGTGAGACCGGTTCCTGATCAGCCGTACAGAATACAGTTTGAAGCGTATATGAGACCAACCTTCTTGATGGCAACCAATCAGACTCCTCAGCTGGAAGAATGGTGGCAATACATAGCATATGGTGCGGCTAAAAAGATATTTGAAGATCGTATGGATTTGGACAGCGTAGCGTTAATTCTTCCTGAATATCAAAAGCAGGAACAGCTTTGTCTGCGTAGAACCATTGTACAGAACACGAATGAGCGTACTGCTACTATCTACACAGAACAGACTACTGGTTATTCAGGATCTGGATTCTGGGGCTGGAGTGGAGGACCATTCTAATGGATAGAGATGAGCTCATAGTGGCCGTGTTTCGCATTCTCTATGAACTTGCTATTAAGCAGGAACGAATGTGCAAGCAGCAGGATCTATGCATTCTGGTTGGCAGCATCCTAATAGCCACTCTTATGGTTGGTCTTATAGGGACAGGTATCTATTTTTGGAGAAGAAAGTAATGGCGTATCAGAATAATATTCCTCAACCGACTGACGCACTGTCACAGTCTCAGTCGGATATTCTCAATAACTTTGCAGCTATTCAAACACTTATTGACGTGAATCATGTAGACTTTGCCTCTTCTGATCAGGGCAAACATAAGTTTGTCACGTTTCCTGTACAAGGATCGGCTCCTAGTATCAATCCTGGAGAGATAGCTCTTTATAATGCGCTTTCTGCTAAAACAGGAAACGATGAACTCTATCTCTTGAATTCTACCGGAGGAACCGTTCCTTTGACCGAATCTCAACAGGTAGCAGGTAGTCCAGGATGGGCTTATCTTCCTTCAGGGGTTCTTTTAAAATGGGGCAATAGTAGCGCCACAGGATTGAGTACTATTTCGTTTCCTGCAGGAGCGACAATCCCAGCATTCAGCAACATATTCACCATCATATTGACCACTGCTTATAGTAACGCCTCTGATGGGGATGGGTTTGTGCGCCTGAATAGCTTTAATGCCCCTTGGACGCAGTTTACGGTCTACGGTTCACATAGAACTTCAACAGGATCGTTCGGCCCAGTAGGCTTTCAATTCTTAGCGATAGGGAACTAACATGCCGTTCGATCGTTTTTTTATAGGACCACTACAGACCGGTTTGCAACAGAATCTGCGTCCCTTTCTCATCAGCGATGATGCCTTTGAGCAGTTACAGAATGCATACGTGTTTCGTGGTCGTGTGAGAAAACGGTTTGGAGAACGCCTTATGGGTACAGGATGGGATAGTGCTGTTACCGAGCCGCTTTTCTCTCGTTTTAGAATCAACCTGGGTAATACTGATGGATCCGGGAACTTCTCTGGAACGGTACCGGGCGCAGTCTTTAAAGTAGGCCAGGAGTTTTCTATAGCTGATGAGATATTTACGGTATATCAAACCGGAACTCCTGCCGTGATGCTTGATACCGGTGCTGCTACCGTAAAGACCTATAATACAAGTACTGGTGCTGTCGTCATCCATGGAGCCGCTATTGCAACACCCGTTTACTTTTACCCTGGCGAGCCCGTCATGGGCCTGTGCAACTACCAGAATGGCCCTATCAACAACCAGCCTTCTTATGGATTTGATACACAGTTTGCTTACAAGTTTACTGGTGGATCATGGCAGCGCTCAGGAACACTTCTACTGCACGGGACCAATATAAACTTTGTATGGACCGAGAATTACAGAAACGTTTCTCCTGGTGGCGTTCCAAGCTTATTTATAACCAATTACCAAGTTACCAATCCCAATGGTGCAGGAACGGCAACTGACGATTTTATATGGTATACGCAGGACGGTTCTACATGGACTGAAACAAATACGAATGGTACTGCCTTCTTTTTTGCTCCTACAGGAATGGCGCATACAGGTCCTTTTGTCGTCACCTCTCGTCTTATTGTCTCTTTCAAGAACAGACTTCTTCTTTTAAGCACTATAGAGAATGATAATAGTGGCGGCTTTGGTGGCGGGAATAATACTGCTTATACCAATCGCTGTCGTTACTCTTGGAATGGTTCACCATTTGCAGCCAATGCTTGGTATGAACCCAATACCACTGACGGCACACTAAATGGTGCTGGAGCAGGGTTTATAGACGCTACGACAGAAGAACAGATTATTAGCGCAGAATTTATAAAAGACAGACTTATTGTCTATTTTGAACGGAGTACGTGGGAACTAGCCTACACAGGTAACTATGTGATCCCCTTCGTGTGGCAAAAGATAAACACTGAACTTGGATCAGAGGCTCAGTTCTCCACCGTTCCGTTTGATACCGTAATTCTTACTATGGGAACCACTGGCGTACATGCCTGCTCAGGATCCAATGTTGAGCGTATAGATACCAAGATTCCAGACCAAGTATTTAATATCCAAAACCGCAATCTTGGCGTACAACGAGTTTATGGTATTCGTGATTACTTCACAGAATTAGTCTACTGGACATTCCCAGCAACAGATGAAGAGGCCGAATCAGGAGCTTCAGTCTACCCGACTCAGATTCTGGTCTATAACTACCGCAACGGATCATGGGCAATCAATACCGACTGCATCACCGCCTTTGGTTACTTTGAGCAGCAAAATGAGAATAATTCTATTACCTGGGCTTCTACTACGTTAACGTGGCAAGAAGCTGATATGGCTTGGTCGAGCGGTACCCTCGATGCCAACTTCCGCCAAGTCATAGCAGGTAATCAACAAGGATACACCTTTATCTGCGACGCTGATGAAAGTAGAAATGCTCGGGCTATGCAGATTACTAACATGGTTCAGTCTGGATCAAATGTCATCGTAACCTGTATTGACCATACGCTTTCCCCTGTCAATCCTACTGATCCAACAGATGGCGACTATGTTATCCTGGAGAACTTCCAAGGGTGCACGCTAACCAGTGTTCCAGCGACGCTTTATCCCAATAACATATTCCCTGTCTATGCATTAGGAAGCGATAAAGAGAACCAGTTTGTAATTCCGTCGGTTACCCTTACAGGAACCTACACGGGAGGAGGAACAGTTTCTCGTGTTTCTAATATTAGTATCGCTTCTAAGCAATGGAATCCGTACTTATCAGAGGGTCGAAACGTATTCTTACAGAGAATAGATTTCGGCGTGGAAAAGACTAACTCTGGTGAGATCACCGTGGATTACTTCCCTTCAGCCACCCATCTTTCCATGCTAAACGCAGGGAGTTCAACAGGAACGGGAGCCAACATGGGAACAGGAGCCTTAGAGACTCGTCCTTATGATCCACTCTATTATCCATTAGAGCAGGTCCAAGACCGTCTCTGGCATCCTCTCTATTTCCAAACCACGGGAGAATGTATCCAGATTCTTCTTTATATGAATCCAACCCAAATAACCACGCTCGTTATAGCGTTTTCTGACTTTGAACTGGACGGGTTAATTCTACATACCAACAAATCAAGCGATAGGTTACAGTAATGGCAGCAGACAATCTACTCCAGTATCTTGGCGAATATGTTCCTACTACGGAGATATGGCAGATAGTAGCGGAGCTATCTTCCGCCAATCCAGGTAGTGATCAGTTCAAAGAGCTGATTGTCCGCTTGGCTCTTATAGTCAACCGTATCAATCTCGCAGTAAATACTAAAGAAACAGGTATCTATAATAATCTCCAAGAGTTTGTAACTTCTAGTCAATATTTCGCTAATCCAAGCCTGAATTCTGGTACTGCTCAGACACCCGAGTTCCGAATTGTGTATAGGACGGTGATCAACTTTGGTGCTCTTCCTAATGCAGGAACCAAGAGCGTACCGCATCACATAACCTGTTCTTCGTCTACTACGTTCACGAGAATCTACGGAGCGGCAACAGATCCATCTACTTCATATATTCCGCTGCCGTTTGTTTCTGCGACCGATGTTGCCCACAATATAGAGGTGAATGTAGACACGACCAATGTGAACGTTATAACAGGTGCTAATTACTCTGCCTATACAACGAGCTATATTGTTCTAGAATATTTACAAAATTAAAAGGGGATACGATGGCAAATACATTACCTATGGCACAGTCGCCAATGGCTGTTCCTATCCAGCAGCCTAAACGTGGATTTGGTACTAAACTCAAAGAAGGACTGTTTGGAGGTCCGGGTCAAGTAGTTCAATCACCATTACTTTCTGGACCACAACAACAGCTTCAAGGTCTGACCATCCAGAATCTTATGCAGATGCTGCAACAAGGGCAACAAGGACCGGCTCAGTACCAGCAAGCGTTTGCTCCGATTGCACAGAACGCTCGTCAGAATTTCCAGACGGACACTATTCCTTCCCTTGCAGAACGCTTTACTGCTCTTGGTGGTGGTCAGAACTCTTCTGCTTTTCAAGGTGCTTTAGGAAGGGCTGGTGCTGGATTAGAAAGTGAATTAGGAGCAATGGGCGCTCAGTTTGGACAACAGCAACAACAGTTGGACCAGAGTTATCTTCTTAATCTACTACGATTAGCCTTGGCTCCTCAGTTTGAAACTTCCTACCTTCCAGGAAAATCTGGTCTTTTTGGAGGTGTTGGAAATGCTATTGGACAAGGATTAGGTTCCGCAGGGCCTCTTCTTTCACTTAAATATTTAGGCCTGATATAAGGAGATTACGATGGCGCTTCCTTCAGTATTACAAGACTATCCTGGATTTGGTGAACAGTTAGGAACTGGACTTGGACAAGGACTAAGTTCTACTCTTCAGCAATTGACTAACATGAAGCTTAATCAGATCGTTCAACGTCAACAGCAACAGCAAGCGAGTCAGGCTTTTCAGAAGCTTCCAGGAGTTACTCCTGAAATTGCTGATTTTCTCTCCGCTCTTTCTCCTGAAGAACGTAAATATCCGCTTCAAAATTTAGGATCCTTGCTGCAATTGGGACAGGCTCTTGGTCCTCAGGCTGCTCAGCACGTACAACCACAAGCTAACCAACCAGGAGTCCAAGATCTTTCTCAGATCCTATCCAATCCAAATCCCCAATCTTTAAACCAAGTGAGTCCTCTCATTGCTCAGGCATTAGGCAAAACTCCCTTACAGCCATCAGCGGCACCAGTTGCAACAGGACTTCCCAAAGCTGCTCCTGCTTCCAACCAGCCGAACCTTGTTGAGGATATTTTTACTTCTCCTGAAGAGAAACGTAAGCGCAGACAAGAAGAACGGGAAGAGAGAAAGCTGGCTCAAAAAGAGAAGGCTGAACGGTTTAAAATTACTAAAGAAGAGCGTAAAGAGATTACCGACAAGGCTAAATCTGCCCGTCAGCAACTACATGACCTTGATCGCATGGAAGAGCTAGAAAAGACAGGCAAGCTAGACACTCCTGGATATGTAGAGTTTCTCAAGCGCTCTGGCCTTGATATTCCTGCCCTTTTAAATCCAGAAAGTGAAGAGTTTCAAAAGCTCGCTGCTGGGTTCTTGCGTGATGCAAAGAGTGTTTTTGGTGCACGTGTAAGCAACTACGAGATAGAGCAGTTCCTGAAGACGATCCCTAGTTTATCTCAGAGCCCGGATGGCAGACGAAGAGTCATTGCGAATCTTAAGTATCTTCAAAGGGGGAACTTAGCCTACGCTGAAGCGCTGAAAGAGATTACTAGAGAGAACGAAGGTATTCCTCCGTATGATCTTGCTGACCAGATAGACGATCGAATAGAGTCTAAGTTGGATAAGATATCTGAGAAATTCAAAGCTGATCTTGCAAAGCCTGTTCCTAATTCATCTCCTAAATTGGCTACCGCACTCGGTTCAGTTTTGGGTAGTATAATTGGAACACCAGGAACACTATTAAGAGCCGCTGGTAATATTCTTGGACATGGCGGTGCTTAATCGGAAGTTAGGTCTCTATCCCAGAGCCATCGGTCAAATATAAGAGCAAGTCTGGCTACCAATACAAATGCAAAAGCTACTGTTAGCCAGATTCTTACTAATCTCCAATACCATTTCATAGTTATTCCTTTGTTAGCGGGGAGGCAAGCCATCATCTTAGCCTCCCCTAAGTAAGCAGTCTCTTATACGGACCATTTGTCCAACAGCGTAGTTCTTGAATATAAGATCATCAGTACCATGAGTACTATCTGAAGAGGTGGTTTCAACAAGTTATTTTCCACTAAGCACGGAAAGCAATACAGTATTGTGAGGCACGCAAGCATGTAATAGAGAAACCCTATGTACTCTTTGTGGTAAAGTTTTTTCATTAGTCTCCTTTGATGTGAAGGGTAGGAGATAAGCCCCTACCCATATAAATGTCTTATTAAGGTGTTGGCGCCATTCCACATACACCACCAACAAAGAGTGAGAACCCTTCGATTGCTCCTATGAGGCCACCTGTTGCGATTGTTGCGCTAGCAACCTGAGATGTTCCAACAATAGCCGCTGTTGCAAGGCCTGCATCTGCTGCTACTACCGTAGCAACCGCTCCAATTGGAGCAACTGTGCCGACTATACTGGCTACAGTTGTTCCTGCTCCCACAGCAATTGTACTAGGTACGGTGAATGCACCTACGGTACCCACCGCCCCTCCTACCGCTAAACCGGTCGTTCCTCCTACTGCTGCCGCAGTTGATGCTCCCAAAAGAGGAGCAGTTGCAGCTGCTACAACAGGAGTCGCCACTGCAGTTACTGCAGCTCCACCAGCTAGGAATCCACCGCCTACTATACCGTAGCAGACTGTTTTAGTAGCCCAGTACATGAATGCTCCAAATCCAGGTCCACCAGCTTTCAAGCGCTCTATGCTATTAATACGGTAATCGTTACCGATTCGAGACACTTGAAGAGCTTTTCCTCTTGCAAAGAGCTTCTTCAAGCCATCTTTATTAACACCCCTCAAATCTCCACTGAGATCAACGTCGCTTACGCGCTGACCATTTACCTTAAAGCCACGCTTATCGTGCGTTATGGAGTGGCCTTGGTTGTGGAATATATTTTCTTTCTTAATCTCGGCTGCGCCCAATAGAGTTGAGAACAAAACTGGTGCGATCATAATTCTGGATATAACTGATGTCATATAGTTCCTTAGGTGATTAAATACAATACTTACTTTTTGTCTTACTCGTCTTCGACTTTATAGTGACCCAGATATTCCCCCTCTGGTCGTAGCCCTTTCTTTTTCATTGCTTGGTAACGTCTTGTGAAATTATCTGCTCCCTGTTTATACCAATAGGCATATCTTCCTGCAGGAGAACTACAGCGTCTTGGAATGCCTTGCTCGTTGAGATTAGTACTGTCAAAATGTCTACTCAGGCAACGGCTGAATTGATTCTCTCTATGTCCCATGATCCCTAGGTACCCTAAGAATCCAAAAGATCCTGCTACTGCTGTTCCAGCTGCAATAGGAACTGTTAAAGGAGAAGTAGCAACGGCTATAGCAGCTGCTTTTGTTCCTGCTGCAACTGTAGTGGCACCAGTCACGGTAGCTTCTACACCTATTTCAGCACCCATTTTTGCTACAGCTCCCAGGCCGGTAAATAGACCTATTACTGCTCCGTTTGTTACTTCTTGTGCTCTTTTACCCGTAAACATCTGGTCCAGTGTATCAACTGAGTCCTTTATGTTTTTAGACGCATATCCATAGGCAAAATCCTCAGGGTTGGATTCAGGCTTCGGTTTCTTAGGAGCAAACAGCGCTGAAGTGCTCAGCAAAAAAACGACGGTTATTACCTTATTATTCATAAGTGACACCCATCTTTTCTAACTGTTGATTTATCTTCTTGAGCTGTTTTTGTAGTTTCCGGATCTCTTTCACGATAGGCGCTGCAAGGGATTCTTTCTCTTTTCCAAGAAAAACTAACAGAGCTTCATACCCCAGACTTTCATTCAGTTGGGTGATCTGAATTCTTGTTTCTCGTGCTTGTTCTTCCAGCTGCTCAATTCGTTCTTCGTCAGTAATTGGATATGCCATACTCGGCAATAGAAGGGTAGCAAGAATAATATTCTTGTAGGTCATAAAGACTCCTTAGGTTGATGTTAACGATACTTACTTTCTGGAGTATAGCTGAAAAGGAGGTCCTGATTAGACGTGACAAGTGTCTAGAATAATTGACTCTACTATTCGGACGTTCCCTTTAGCTCTTACATCCATAATCCAATCTAAGCAATCCAAAAAGCTTGTCAAGTGCTTTCTTTTGCAATCTTAATTTCTTACTGAAAACAGCATTGGATAGTAGCTCTTAGAGCGCAAATCGAGTATAGTCTGTACATCCTTAGTGTGTTGGGCCTGACTCGCTCAATACTTACTTTCACCCGGGCATGACTATCCTCGTGTCCGGGTTTATTCGTACAACTTATCTTTGATGATCTGTTTGGCTATCACCTGCAATACATACTTGGTGACAGTGATCTCTTTTATACGTGCCGCTTCAACTAATGCCTGGTGTATTGCAGGGTCGATATTGAGTATCAATCTCTTTCTGTAGCGTCTTATGCGTTTCTCCATCCAACTCCTTCCTTGGTATATATCCAATCCAATATTTTTGTTCCCTGAGTATACGCAGGTATATCTGTTGATGATAAGTCTTTTAAAAAGGAGATAGTATGTCATCTGTACAATTTACTCAGACCGCGTATGGTCTTTCTCAGGCGTTGATTAACGTCTTTCCCGTTCCCATTGTCTCTCCATCAGCCAATCCAACCACGTCCAACCATGCTCAGATTGGAACCGTTTGGATTAATAAGGGCTCTAACTCTGCCTTTATTCTCACATCTATAGTGAATAATTCAGCTAACTGGCTGAATTTAACTGGCGGAGCAGGAGTCTTTAGTTCTCTCACTGTTAATCCAGGTCCAACCAATCTTTCCACTGTTGGTAATGGCGCAGTCAACATTGGTAACTCTTCCAATACTGCCGCTATTACGATCAATTCAGGATCAGGTGGTGTAGCCGTTGATGGCAATGGTAATACAATCAGTTTTGGTGCGGATGCTGCATCTAATACTGTTCTTGTAGGAAGCACAACCTCTGGATCAGGAACTACGATCTCTGGCGGAGTAAACGGTATTACTCTTGCAACATCAACAAGTGGTAGCGCGTTTATTCAGCTTGGCTTAGCAACAATGACCGGTCCTATTATTGTTGGCGCTTCAACTGCAGGTCAGCGAATAGATATCGGTAATGCAGTTAATGCTGGTACTCAGACCATCAATATTGCTAGTGGTAATGGCGCTGCTAATAGCGTGGTGAACATTCTTAATGGCGTTATGACGGCTGGTGCTCCTACCTTTAGCCTTATGGCTTCTGGTGGTCGGGCAGGGTTTGTTAATATTGCTAACGGAGCCGTTGCAAACACGGTTATTTTGGGTAGCTCTAATACGACTGCAAGCACTACTATCCAGGCTGGAACAGGTGGTCTTGCTTTAAGAGGTGCTATTTATATCTCAGTGTCCAACGTATCTACAACTCCATATGCCGTTCTTGGAACTGATCAGTACTTGGCTGTTGATACGACAGGTTCTGCAATTACGGTGACTCTGCCAGCAGTTCCTGCAGCGATAGGAAGATACCTTATTGTCTGTGATGCAAAAGGTAATGCAGGCGCTAATCCTATCACTGTAGATGGTAATGGCATCAACATATCAGTGTCTGGTGCTTCAGCTGCTACAGCAACCATAGCTGCTAACTACGCATCACTCAACCTGTTCTTTAACGGAACAATTTGGAATGCGCAATACGTATTGTAATAGTCTGGGGGGAGAACTAACTCCCCCCTTTTTAAATCTCAATAAAGGAGAAGAAGCATGGAAGAAAACAAGTCGTCAGTCTACCATCTTGGCATGGTGAGCATTGAGATCTATAAGAACGAAAATAAAGTCCGCTACCAGCTTATGGTTCCCCTTGGAACGAAGTGGGAAGATGCTACAGCCGTCTGCGATGATTTCAAGGTTGCTATTGCCGATCTGCAAGAGAAAGCAAAGGAACAGGAAAAGAGTCGTCAGCAAGAAGTAGTACACGAAGCTGAAGTAGCATAATCCGTCAACTATTCTAAAAAAAGGAGAGTAGTAATGGGTACATCCATCTCTAATAAATTATTACCACTGGTTATAGGAACCATCGACTCGGCAACGTTTACGGGTTCTTATCAACTGGTGCTTACTCTTAGTCACCCTGTCGTTTTTCTACGTATTGTAAATAGTTCTAATACGAACGTTGGAGTGAGCTTTGATGGTACGCATGACCATGATTTCGTGCCTACTGTTTCACAGTTCAATCTCCCTGTTGGTGCACTAAACCAGGCAGGTAACTATAACTGTTTTATTCCTTCAGGAACTTCTATCTACGTAAAAGCTGCTGCCAATATGGCCAATGCTGGAATAGTGACCGTTTCTGCTTATTATCAACCATACAATCCTTAAGGAACGCGTATGGCAACACTTAATTCAGCTATACGTATCGTTCCAGATACCCTACGAACGTTGGCTTTTGGATCTATTTCTGGAACCTATGCCGGTATAGGAACACCATTCACCTATCCGGTTCGTATCATGCATATCTTCAACGGTAGCGATGTGCTTTTAACTTTTAGTATCGATGGTATTAACGACTATTTTGTCGTTCCTGCGAGCTCCTTCATCCTCCTTGATCTTACCGCGAATATGACAGCTTACGGAGGGGCTGCTTACATAGGTGCTGGAACCAGAATCTATGTAAAAGGAGCACCTTCAACGAGCGCTGTGTATTTATCGGTCTGGTATGGAACTAATGGTTAAGGAGAAGCGATGAGTCAGGCCGGTATAATAGGCTTCAATTCCTCGGGGCTTATTCTTAGTTTGACGGGGAATGTTGGTGGTCCCGTTTTCCCCGTTGGAAATAATATTAACGTAGTGACAGCGAACAGCACTGTGCTATTTTCTGGTGCTACACCCACTTTAACCTTGGATTTTGGACTTAGGAATCTCTTTTTAGGAGTAGTTCCTCCTCTTGCAGGTGGGGACGAGAACGTAGCTATAGGATTCAGTGCTGGTCAGTCTATTACGAGCGGTATAGCTAACGTTATTATCGGATTTGATGCCGGTACTAACCTGACTAACGGAACTGCTAACGTGATTGTGGGCGATGCTGCAATGACCTCTTCGGGTCCTAACACGGATGAGTGTGTTGCTATAGGGGCCAATGCATTACAGAACTTCACTGGTTCTTCTGGAAATACAGCTGTTGGATTCCAGTCTCTTATAGCTTTGGTAAATGGGAGTAACAACGCTGCCCTTGGTATTGATTCAGGATCTAATTATAACGGTGCCGAGTCTGACAATATCTGCATATTGAATAACGGTCAAAATGGAGAAAATGGCGTAACGCGTATCGGTACAAATGGTAATCAAACTGCTTGTTATATTGCTGGTATTGATGGCGTTAATGTTGGATCTGTTGCAACTGTTGTAACAGAGGCGTCAGACCAACTCGGAACGGCTGTTATTGCAGGATCTGGGGGTATAGTTATAACTCCCAGTGCTAATCAGATACTGATAGATGGTTCTGGTGCTGGTTCTAGTGTTGTTCTTACCGGTAATTCAGGAACTGCAACAGGACCCGCAATAAATGTTCTCGCTTCTACAGGACAAGGCTCTTCTCTTATTACCGGCGATAATGTCTCTACGCTGACGCTTTCGTTCACTGATGTGGATTTCAACGTAGTACTGGGAACTTCAACGTTTGAAGCAACTCGTACTGTCGGTGTTGCCGTTGCAAACGTGGGACTAGGTGCTGGTGTCTTTAACTCCATAACTGATGGTAGTGGTAACACTGCCCTTGGTTTTGACAGTCTGACCTCAGTTACCACCGGTCAGAACAACGTCGGAATTTCTCCTAACGCCTTAAATTCCTTAACGACTGGTTCAAGTAACGTGGCTATTTCTGCCAGTATGAATTCTCTTGTTTCTGGTAACGATAATATTGCAATTGGTGGTACTTCAGGCAGTGCTTACACAACCAATGAATCATCCAATATTCTAATCAACAATGTTGGTGTGATTGGTGAATCAAACAAGTTAAGAATTGGTACAAGCGGTAGTGGAACCAACCAGGTTAATGCTACCTATATAGCAGGTATTGATGGGGTCAACGTAGGTTCTGTTGCGCGGGTAGTTACTGAAGCATCAGACCAACTCGGAACAGCTGTTATTACAGCAGGTGGCGGAATAACCGTAACTCCTGGCGCAAATACCATAACTATATCTGCAACCGGTACTACATCCTTCAACTATACCAATGTCAATACTACTCCGTATGTCGTACTTATTACTGACGATTATCTTTCAGTAGATTCCTCAGGTGGCCCGATCAGTGTCTTGCTTCCTAACGCTGCTGCTCTTGGGCAAGTATTTATCATAAAAGACAGAACGGGTTCTGCTGCTACTAACAACATCACTGTCACAACGGTCGGTGGACTAGTAAATATCGACGGAGCGACAACTTTTGTTATGAATACGGCCTTTGAGTCAATCCAGGTCATTGGTAACGGTTCTACATACGAAATATTTTAGGAGTAGATGATGGCTTATAAAAGAAAATCCCCCATTCCCGTCGTAGAAGGTGGAACGGGAGCACAGACTTTAACAGTTCATGGTGTCCTTCTTGGTGAGGCTACTTCTGCTATCGTTGCCACCACTGCTGGAACCAATGGGCAAGTATTGCTTGGTTCTACGGGTGCCGATCCTGCATTTATTACACCAACAGCAGGAACTGGATTAGCAGTAACGGCGAACGCAACAACGCTTTCCTGGGCTATTAATCCTCCTGTTTCTATTGCCAATGGTGGCACTAATGCAACCTCAATGGCTACCACTGATGGAACTGTTTATTTTGATGGTACAAGACTTGTTACTACAGCTACCGGAACTTCTGGTTGGGTTCTAACTTCAGGAGGCGCTGGAGTTGCTCCTTCGTATGCTGCTCCTGCTGCTTCCAGTATATCCATTACAGGTGACACTGGAGGAGCATTAACGGGCAATAGTTTTACTTTTACGGGAGGCACTACTGGTCTTTCTTTTGGTGGATCTGGTAGTACAGAAACGGTATCTGGAACGCTGGTTGTTTCTAATGGCGGAACAGGAAGGACTACATTAACTAATCATGGAGTATTGGTAGGTGCTGGAACTACTGCTATTACGCAGCTTTCAGTAGGTACCAATGGGCAAGTCCTTGTAGGTTCTACAAGCGCAGACCCCTCATTTGTAACTCCAACTGCCGGAACTGGATTAACAGGAACTTTTAACGCGACAACTCACTCATATGCTCTATCTACTCCTGTCAGCATTGCTAATGGGGGCACTAATGCGACCTCCATGACAACGACTGATGGTGTAGTGTATTACGATGGCACCAGTCTTGTTACTACTACTGCGGGAACTTCTGGACAAGTCTTAACCTCTAATGGTGCAGGTGTTGCGCCTACATACCAAGCAGTTTCTGCTGGTAGCTCAACGATTCTTACCAAGTTCACTTCTTCAGGAACATTCACTATTAACGCGTCTACTAAATGGGTTGATGTGTATATATGGGGAGGTGGAGCAGGTGGAGGTTCTGGAAGGCGGGGAGCATCTACTACTTCTGGAGGTGGAGGCGGTGGTGCTGGTGGAGGCCGTGCCTATTATAGGGCCCCAGCTACTGCTTTTAATGCTTCTGGAGAAACAGTCACAATAGGTGCAGGGGGCAATGGAGGAGGAGCTCAAACTACAAATACCACTAACGGCATCGCTGGATCTAATAGTACTTCAAGTTCATTGGGTAATTTAGTAGTTCCTGCTGGTGGTGGTTTAGGGTTTGGCGGTACAACCACAACTACAAGCGCTAGCTCAGCTCAGTCAGTTGTCATCCTGGCAGTTTCTGCTTCCTCTGGAGCAGGAGGAACCGGAGATATCGTCGCTGGTAGTGCTGGAAATACGGCAACCAATATGCTTGCCGTTACTGGTGGTGGAGGCGGAGGTGGTGCTGATAGTGGTACAGCTCGATCTGGTGGCGCTGGAGGAGCTTTAACAGATGCTAATGGAACTTCCCTTGTATCTGGAGGATCGGCAGGCATTGAAACTGGAACCATTAATGGTGGCACCGGTAATAGTGGTATTGGTACTGCCAACATAGATCTCTTAATGGGTGGTACTGGTGGTGGTGGAGGCGGTGGTCAAAAGTCTGGCGGTTCTGCAGGAAGGAGGTGGCGGAGGCGGAGGCGGCG